GGAGCTTGAAGTAATTCTTTCTGATAATGGAATGAAAAGGATCCTAATGAATCAAATTATTCCACTTCTTAATAAAAATATTTTAAGAACTTCTAAATTACTTGAGTTCAAATTTGCATTTGAGTTTGACTTAGAATTTAATCCAATTATTACTCATCTCGGAATGCAGATTTCTCCAGAGTCTCTGTCGGCTGGAGAACAAAAGAAAATGAATCTAATTGTTCTTTTATGCATATTAGAGTTAATTAAAATGAAAAACAATAAAATTAATTTACTTTTCCTAGATGAGATCTTTTCTTCTTTGGATTCTGTAAGTATTTACAAAGTAGTTGATTTATTAAAAACATTTGCGAAAAAGCATAATATGACAGTATTTGTGATCTCCCATGATCCACTGCCAGAAGAGTTTTTTGACATTAAGTTATTTGTCGAAAACAAAGACCATTTTTCTGATATAAGAGTAAATTAATATAGAACTATGCATACTTACAAAGGAACATCATTTGCGGAAGCTTACCAAAAGTCATTAATCGATTTAATGGACAATGGTGACTTGTGCGAAACGAGAGGTACTACCAGTAGAGAACTATTAAATGTTTCTCTAGAAATCACTGACCCAAGTCAGTGTATGTATACTAACATGACTAGATCAACTCAGTCTAAATATATTGCTGCTGAATTTTTGTGGTATTATTCTGGCCGTAATGATGTAGCATTTATTTCAAAATACGCTAAATTCTGGGAACAGATTCAAAATCCAAACGGTACTGCAAATTCTGCATACGGTAATTTAATATTTAAACCAAAGTCGCTAGGTGGAATTACTCAATACGAATGGGCAATTGCATCTTTGGCTAAAGATAAAGATAGCCGTCAAGCAATTTTACATTTTAATACACCAGAGCATCAATATAATGGTAATAAAGATTTTGTCTGTACTATGTACGGCATTTTTCATATTAGACATAATAAGCTGCACTTTAGTGTTTATATGAGATCAAATGATGCAATCTGGGGTACTCCAACTGATGTTGCATTTTTCTGCTCTCTTCAAATGCAAGCATTAGCGCATTTAAAAGAGTTTTATCCTGAATTAGAATTAGGTTCATACACGCATCATGCAAATTCATATCATATTTATGATAGACACTATGACTTAGTTAGTCGTATGCTAGTTGGAGAGTTTGTACCGAGTAGATTGCCATTAATTAAAACAAACTTAGTTTCAATGTCAGGTCATCCAACTCAAGAGTTTATAGATATTTTTGAATTTATTGACCAGGAGCAAGATGAAATTTTAATTCTTCAAGAAAAAGAAGATCTATTAACTTGGATCGTAAACCAATTTGATCATGATAACTAGATACGATATAGTTTATATGAAAATGGCTTCAGAATGGGGTCAGCTGTCTAATGCTCGCCGTAAAAAAGTTGGAGCTCTTCTAGTTAAGAATAACACTATTATTGCAGACGGGTATAATGGAACTCCATCTGGTTTTGAAAATGAATGTGAAAATCCAATCTTTGATACAGATGGGACTTTCCTAGATTATGAAACTAAATGGTATGTTCTACACGCTGAGTCTAATGCCCTAGCCAAGGTTGCAAAATCCACCCAATCATCAGAAGGATCTACCCTTTATGTTACAATGTCTCCTTGTAGAGAATGTAGTAAACTAATTTTACAAGCAGGTATAAAAAGAGTAGTTTATTCAGAATCATATAGAGACTCTGCCGGTCTCGATCTCTTAAAAAAGGCAGGGGTTGATGTGGTACAGATTAGTTCTGGCCAAGAATAAAAATTGTACTATTATTTTGACAGAAGAAACTGCCACCCGAGAACTATCCATTGTATTTGTAAGAGATTATAAAACATACGTTGAACATTTTTCCAAAAAAAGTAAAAGCGATTATGCTCTTAACATTAACAAAATTATGAAAGAAAAATTTCAAACTGAAGTTTTTATTCCAAATAAAGTTCAAGCTTTTTTACTTAATTATGAAATTTCAAAGTTAATCGATAAAGTTATTAAAATAAAAAACCAGAAATATTCTAGACTAATTTATCTTAATAGCGAACTTTCGCCAACTGGGATCCTAAATTCCATTAATTTTCTTAAAACTACATATAGTTGGGTAGATTTTGATTTTTCGGTAGTTGATCCAGACCAAGAATTTCAAGCCGTACTAAAAGACATAAAAAAAGGAGATCACTGATCTCCTTTTCTATTTAAGTAAATTTAATATTATTCTTCGTCTTCGTCAGTTAATTCTTCTGACTCTTCCTCTTCTGGCATTTCTGAAACCTTTTGAATAGCTGCTTTAAATATTTCAACGCATTCGTCTTTTTCAATTTCCATTTTTTCGCAAGCAATTTCTAAAATTTCTTTTAGTTCATCACTAAACTCTTCCATAAACATTTCAAGAGCTTCTTCGTCGATTTCTGGAGTTTCTTCTAGTTCGGCGTCGTTAATTTCTTCGTCTTCTTCAAACATATAGTTTTCAAATTGAGGAACATGACTTTCTTTTACAATTGTAACTCCCATTGCTGGAGGTGTATTTAATGGTTCTTCGATTTTGATCTTAGCTGCACGACTTGGTACATCGCTATGGAAAGCTTTCCAATAACCATCGTTATTGTGGTTCTTTCCGCCATTTTCAAAGTTAGCATCTCTTTTTGCAATATTAGTCCATTCTTTCAAAGACTTTCTTTTAGATTTATCAAATGGCTCAGTTTCGTTAGGTCCACCGAACGACGGAGCTTTTATATCCATAAATCTCTTAAAGTCTTTAACATCATTGCTTTTTAGGTTAAAAATATCCATTTGGCTTTAGGTTTTTAATTTTTAAAATTGTCCGTTTCTTACTTCAGTATAACTATCAGCAATAAAGCTAAATGTTGCGCTATAAATTGTATCAGAAGTATAATCTAATTTCATTTCTTCAACTAAATTAGTATCTCCATAAACAAATACTGGAGAGAAATTAAATTCTCTATAAACGTCACCTGCACGGTTATGTACACCAACGTAAACTCCTGCTCCATTTGGTGCATAATCCTTTTTAAGACCTTGTCTACCAGTCAATGGATCGTATACTAAATTGGCCCAAGCTCTAAATAAATTGTAAACGTACATTTCATTTGCATTGTTCAAGTTGACTTCAAATTCAATTGTAAATTTAGCACCAGTTTCTTTAGGTTTTGCACCAGCAAAATATCTCTTAGAGAATCTGTAGCTTTGGTCAACTGTTCCACCAGTACCGGCTTGTTCAGGAAGACCTGAAATCTTTTTTACATGTTCAACTAATAATTCATTAATAGCTGTATTATTGATACTAGCAGGCGGAGTAATAATTACCGTAAACTGATTAGAGTATAACGGTTCGAATAATCTCTGGCCTACTTGTGAATTTTTAAAATGTGGTAACCCTGCCATTTATGTTGGACTTTTTTGTTTATTTATTCTCTAGACTACGATACATCTCTACGCTCAGCTTCCTCCCATTTAGAAATAAGAGCTTTAAATTGAACTTCTTTCTCTTCTGGAGTTAGATTTGCATTTCTTGCATCAAACTCAAATGCATTAATTTGAGCTTTAAGTTGTTTTGCACTAATTTCACTGTATGCCTTAGGTTCTTCTTTTTCAGGCATAGTTTCATTTCCGGCAAGATTTAATTCTAACGTAGGTATAACTGCAACGATTAGATTTCCAGGATACGATGGATTGTCGCTATTAAAGTCTTCCAATTTCATATCATAACTTGCGCCAAACACTTTAGATAAACCGTTTGATGCAGGTGTAATAGTAATTGTAAATTTATCAGCATTAGATATCTTTTCATCTCCTAAATCCTTAAGCATGTTATTTGACATTAAATATCTAAAGCTAAATGATTTAGTTCCTTTACCCTCTTCAATCATTCTAAGTTTAGTTGTTTTTATTGTAACATAGTAATTACAACAATCTTCATCTGATTTTTCTTCAACTGCACAGTTTTTGGTTGCTTCTTCTTCGGTCTCATATGGACCAGATGCAAGTTTTACTTTACCCTTTTCTTTAATCTCTGTTCCAACTAGAGTTGTTGCAACTGGAACTTGTTCGCCATCTTTAAGTTCAATTGAATGTATTGACTTAGATTCATCTTCAAATGTTAAACAATACCACTTAGTTATAGCTGGAGCAGGAAGTTTCTTTTGATCCTCTGGCCCAGTTAATAATTTTTGTGGCTCCGGTCCAGTTAATAGTTTTTGACCAGGTTCTTCTGGTTTTGTATATTGAGCGGCATTATATGGAACTGGTAATCCAGGTTTTTGGGTAGTTGCAAGTTCTCGACTTCCTTGAACTGCTGGTAGATTTGATCCACCTGCTGGAAGTTCCAATGCTTCATTTTTGGCAGAAGATTCTGCCTTTTTATCATTTACCTTTTCACAAACATGCTTGTGAATTTCTAATAAAAGTTCACGAATTTTTTCTGCGCTAGTATACTTAACATAGGTCGATGTTCCGTCTGCTTTAGTGTAATCTAGATCTGGGTACAAAGTCATGCTATGCAAAACTGTCTTTTGATCGTTTTGATTCCATTTAGGCTCACAGTCTTTAACTTGCCATTTAAGTTCGTGACTTTGGAAAATTTCGCAGATTACGCTCATTTAATTATGCTTGTGGTTTTTCTCCCCTAAAGGCTTTACCTTTATTGGAATCTTTTCTTTCTGGATCAACCGGTTTATAGTTTGCCCAGATTTCATTATAAATTCGGCAGCTTGCTCCCATGAAATTGATAATTCCGACAAATTTCTTACGATCATCTCCAGTCATTTTGGAAACCTTTCTTCCAATACGACGAGCATCGTCAAGATCTAATTCTTCTTCATCATCTTTACCAACCAATTCTTTAAGAGAATTTCTTTTCTTTTCATTTAGTTGAATAAAGGACTCGAATGTCATTGCTGATTCATTAGAATATTCAGATTCATGCTCTGATGCATATGAATCAAAACGGTCAGCTTCCTCACCAGTCATTAGGCCAGTTGCATACGCTACAAATCTTTCATAAAGATCTGCCCGTTCTTGCATAGGAATGCCAGCTTCATCCATATATTGAATTATGCTAGGAGGTACGTTTAGTGTAATCCTCATCGAGTTTTTAATTATTTTTGTTTGCTAGCCATCTTAGGGTCAACTGACTTAGTGATAGCTTTTCCTTTAATAACTAGGTTACCAAATGAAGGATTAACTGACTTAGTGATAGCTTTTCCTTTAGGTGCAGCTTCAGCTAAGTTGGAGTTAACTGACTTAGAGATTTTAGAACCTTTAGCGGCTTTAAGATCAGTCATTTTAGCGTCAACTGATTTTTTAACGCTAGAACCTTTAGGCATATCTAATTTAGCCATTTTAGGATCAACG